GGCGATGTTTGATACTGGAATCTTCAGCTTGAGCATTCGATTTATGTATTGCGCTTGCTTAGATGCGCGTTTAGGCCAACGATAGTTATAATCGTTGACCTTTGTTGGCGTTTTGGGCTGTCTTGGTTTTGTCACGGGCTTAGGAGCAGCTTCTTTCCTTAGCCAACCCTCTTGCTCTCTTTTCATTTTCATTAGTGCCGCTACTTCTTCTTCTGTCGGGCGTCGTCCATATAGCTTCGTAAAGCTCTCCGTCAGATTTACCATTAGTCCCAGCGAGCCTCACCTTTAAGAACAATAGCGTTCCCGACAACACCTGTGCCGCATAGCTTTGTAGCCTCGTCATTGAACGGCAAGCCTTCAAGCAAGCCTTCTTCGTTGACTAGGATTTGCCAGTCCCGATGCGTAGGTGAATGCACCATTTGCACCAGTCCACCGACCAGTTGTTGTGCCTCTTGTAATGAGGGCTTACGATCTTCAAAAACATGAATCATGTTTATCTCCTTTGCTAGATTTAACCTTGGGATTATATGGGAGTTGCCCCGAACTGTCAAGGATTATCCACCGCGTTCGTGTTGATAATCCCCGATAGACATTGAACCATCCAGTGTGCCGAGCCACTTTTCTGTGCGCGATCCACCGAGCGCATACTTGCGAATTTGGCCCATCTCACATGCTTTTTTAACAGCCTCACGCAGTGTTGAATCGCTGTCGTTTTTGAGAAAGACAACGCATGGTTCACCGCTTGAATCGACTCGTAGTGCTTCAAAGATGCCGTCCGAGCCAGACGCAGTGATAGCACGGCCCATGTCTTCACGCATACGAACGTAATCAACCAGATGCTTCATACGCTCTTGCACTGTGCTTGATTGATTCATCATGCGGATGTCTGTGCTACGATCTTCGAGCAGACCTGTATCGGGATTCCGAATAAAGTGTCTGATTTCACGATTGGCAGGACCGTTTGATTTTACCACAGCACCATCGAACACAGCGTTACGCGCATATGGAACGTTGAGGTCACGACAGCGTTGACGGCCCGTGCCTTCATCGACAGACCAAACAGCGAACGCAGCCCGAACACCATCAACAATAGCAGACGTACCGCGAATCAAATTACGCGCTTGCTCAGGCGTTGAGATTGACGCGTCGTCTCTGATTTTTGCCATGTGGTGGTTGACGATTACAGTCGCCCCAGTTTCAGTCGCCATTTGCGCCAGTAACCCCATGAACGCAGCACCCGCAGCGGGATCGGCGTTTACATCTGCATGAACAAAAGACGCTAAGGGGTCGATAACAATAAGTTTTAAGTTATCCATCTCTAGCATCTGATCATAGATGCGATCAAACTCAGGACCAACTTCGTAGCTATTGTCTACCTTCTGCATGATTGGAAATACACCGCCCAAGTTCGGGAGCGGCAACACGAGCAGCTTGTGGTCGTAATGCTCTCTGTAGTTCATGGGATCAAGCCGAGCAATTCTGCGATGCATCTCGTTTTTATCGTCTTCCGCAGTAAACAGAACAACGTCCCCGTGCTCTGCAACCGTACCACCGAACGAGTTCTGCATAGATTGACCAGACGCTACCTTCATAGCCAAGTCGAGCGTCATCATACCTTTACCCGAATCACCCGCAGCAGCGAACACAACTGGAACGCCGAGCGGCATTGTGTCTCCAATAAGAAACTTTTGTTCGGGTGGCGAACCCAAGAACATATTGTTCGCAAGCAGTGATTCGTCAAAAAGGTTAATCGACTTTTTTACTTTACTTTCATGGGATTGGATGAACTTGTTAACGTCAAATTCTTCCTCGATTGCGTCAGCAGCGTCCCACTTGTCAGGCTTGGATGTGGGAATCCGCAGCATCAGTGTGGACTTTGCCCCCGCAGCAGTGGCCTGTGCTTCGACGATTTGCGCGAGCTTCTTTCCGCCATCATCATTGTCAGGCCAAAGAATAACGTGCTTTCCTTTCAAGGGGGAGAAATCAAACTTGTGTGCGGTATTTTCGTTCAGCATACCTGTACCGCCCATGGTACAAGTAGCGGCTAGACCGAGTTCCGTGAGTGCGTCCGCACATTTCTCCCCCTCGACCCAAATTACTTTATCAGCTTCTAAGATGTTCGGGATGTTATATAGTGGACGAGGTTCTGGAACACCAAAACGCCCATCCATAAACTGGCGAAATTCTTTTTTTGGCTTCCCGGATTCATCCCGAACAATTTCTCCACTTTCATCCCGGGAGAAGTATTTTCGTACAGAAACGATAACCACACCATCAGCATCAGTATAATCGTACTCTTCATCGTACGGTGAATTGGGACCAATCACGACCTTTGTTCTCTTTGTTGTTTCTGTAACTTCTACAGTTGGAACGACAGTCAGATTTGGCTTGACAGGGTTTTCTGGTGGAGCGACGTAATCCTGTGGCAGATAGGTGCGGAAGTAATCCGCAACGTCTTTCATCTTCCATCCGTTTGCGGACATGAGGATTTTAGAGATGCCACCAATACCTTCGCCTGATTCGAAATCTTTTCCGTTCATAAACCATGGACTATTTACATCAACGTTAATCCGAAGAGATTTACCCGCCTCTCCATTTAGGGAGCCGACAAAAAATTCGTTGCCCCTGCGAACGCCGTTCGGGAGCGCGTCAATTAACGCTTGCAGTTGAACCGAACGCGGAACTTCGCGTGAAATTCTTTCTGCAATTTGAGAACTTGAGTTGCCAAAACTAATTGTATTCATTATATTGTACCTATACTTCTCACACCAACTAAATATGGGGTGCGGCCTACCAAGCGCGTCCCATATTTTTTTTATTCACCCCAACACGTATTCTGATATTCACACATCTTGCAGTGAAAGAAATCTTTTGACTGGGCGATGCGAGGTAACATGTCATTCGCTTTCGCAGCCGTCAAGATAATTACTGCGCGATCACTGGCGGCTTGTGCAAGACGTTGATCGAATGGCACTAGCTCATAGTAAATCTCGGATGTATTTTTATTCACAACGGTAAAGAGGCAAGGGTTTTCAGTTAACTCCATATACGCTTGATACAGAGCGATCTGAGTCGCATATGTGGGATTTGCTTTAGTTACCCCCATACGCACGAATGCCTTGAACTTAGAATCGTTTGCGGACTTGTTTTCCCATAGCAATGGATATGGCATGTCCACAGGCCCATCACAGATCACACCATCTATGTGACCGCGAATCTCTCCATCAGCAATGGAAAAGCCGAACTGTTCTCCGTTCTTGTCTTCCGTGCGCAGGTCAAACCCTGCGTCACGTATCCACTTTGCCGCATAGTCTTCGATGTTGTGACCGAACTCAAAGATGCGCAGCGTTCGTGCGCTGAACTTTTTGTTTTCGTCACTTGGAAAGTTTAGGTAACGATATTGTACCTTGCGCGAACATTCATCACCAATGCTAGATGCACCAATGTACTTGCGACGTTCGCGCTTTTTTTCATTGTTTAGTATACCTTGGTCTACAGCTTCCTTAATTTGTTCTTCGAGATTACTAGGCTCTTTAGAACGGGATTGATGTAGAAGGCCAAGTGCCTGTTGCGTTAACGTATTTTTCTTCGAGTTCGCCAACTTTAATCTCCGCTGCTAGACGTTGCGATTCTTGTAGGGCAAAGATTAAGACATGTACTTGATCTTCTGTTAGATCACTAAATCTTGTATCCCAACCGAACTTGCTCAATATATATGCCAATTCCTCAACTGGCTTTGGTGCTGGTGGCATGGTCAATGCATTGTCTCCTCGTATGACCCGAACAATTCTAAGACTTGTTCTACTTCTTCTTCCGGCATGTCTTTGTTTCTCAGGCCAATGTTTAAAACTTCTCTATCTTTTACAAAGGCTGCTGCCGTTCCAAATATGATTAGATTTTCTGAGCTTTCGATTTCATCTTGGATGACTTCGTTCGCCACTCTTTGTATTTCTGTAAGGTCCTTTTCATCTTTGATGTAACACATTATTTCGTATTCGTTTGATTCGATGTCTTCGTCGGGTGTGTATCCAGTTAAAAGGAGATACAGGTCAAAACGCGGCATGGTGGCTACTCCATTACTACCTTATCAGCTAATTCACGAATGAGGATCATGGCCTCTCGTGTGTTTAACTCTACCCTACCGACCTCTTTACCGTCTACCCACATGTAAACAACTGGCCCATTATCGCCTTGACGAACTGTGATTAATTTAATTGGCATCGACTCTCTCCTTTGCCTTAGAGTAATGAGTTTGCAGCACATGTTGATTCCACAGGAAGTTCAATGCACATGCTGCACGATACTTCGTCCACGAGAAATCCATGAACCCTACGTCAACACCTTGCCGTGACAAATGCTCACGCTGCTTTGGTGTAGCCTGCTGATTGAGCCAACGCTTTGATTTGTTCGCTGCGCTGCTGTCTTCGACCTCACGCAAGAAGTCATCTGCTGCTCGCATGGCAATCGTTTTGTCGCCAATCGAAACTGTTCGGGTTGTCTTCATGCTG